GCCCCCTTGAGGGGCCTCCCTGGTACTTAGTTGCCGCCGGGTTGAGATCCGGTTTCTGCTGGTAATACCTTTTTGCAGTGCATCAAGGTTCCAGCCTAATTTAATATAGGGAATCCATGTCTGGTATGTATACTGATACTCGTCAGTCTCGTGGTGTTCCGAATATTCGGGTCACCTACGGGACTGATCGTTTTCCTGGTAAATTTAACCAGGATGAGCTTCTTACTCCGTCTCGATATCTTCATATCAACACAGAGCAGAATCTTAAGTATCCAGCGTATAGAGACACTGTTACGTCCTTCCGGACGAACAGGACTTCGTTGCCAAATCCTCGTAGTGGGATTTTCTCTGATGTTCCCATCATTGAATCTCTCACGCCAGATCAGGTTAAACCTGACACTGGTCACGAGTTCGACTCTTACACCCACGAACTGGTCCCTTGGGATCGGTTCCGTGAGCGTAAATTAGAGTGGAATTATGGCTCCGACTATCGGATTTATCGAGGCCCACTATTTCATAGTGGTGCCCTCGATCTTCCGTCACTCGGAATCGCGCAGCAAGGTCGGGACGGGTCCTCAATGTGGGGACCCGCTATTCCTGATCTCACGCCCGATTGGGGCACTAAGGCTATTGCCAAGGTTGCCCCGACGAAGTCTAACGCGAGTATCGCCACTGCGCTCATTGAGCTCAGGGACGGTCTTCCGAATATGCCTGGTCGTGCACTCAAAAACGCGAGGGGTTTCAAGGATCTTACGAAAGTAGGACCCGAGGAATTCCTCAATTACGTTTTTGGTCTTGTGCCGACCTTGTCTGATATTCGCTCCATCGCGATTGCAATTGTTAACCAGAAGAAAATTCTGGATCAATTTCAACGCGACAACGATAAAGTTGTGCGGAGGCGTTATGGTTTTCCTCTGAAGTCCAGTTTGGAGAACTGGGATTCCACTGTCTCTACAACGAGACTGTATCACACGCCCTTCGGGACGGGTGATCTTAATGGAATCCAGGACTACATTTGGTCTACAGATGCCAGAGTATCGCGGACGCTCTCTAGAACAGATAGAATCTGGTTTAGTGGTGCCTTCCGGTACCATCTTGCTTCCACTGATTCTCAGTGGGGCAGGATAGAGCGAACGTCGCAGTTGATGGCTAAGCTTCTAGGCGCTCGCTTAGATGCAGAAGCCCTCTGGGCTGCGATGCCATGGAGCTGGCTTGTGGACTGGTTTTCTGACACTGGGGATATTATCTCCAATGCCACTCACCAGATCCTTGACGGCCAGTTGTTGCAGTATGGTTATGTGATGTGTCATTCGATACAGCACTCAACCTTTACCACCAAGGGCTTGGTCACTACTCGTGGCCAGGCTATTGGCGATTTGACAACTGCTTTCGTTTCTCAACGGAAGCAGAGAATCAAAGCAACTCCCTACGGGTTTGGTCTCAATCCAGACTCGTTTTCACCCCAGCAATGGGCAATTCTTGGGGCCCTTGGTATGACTAAGGGACCCAAGTCACTCTTTTGAGTGCACAATTTAATAACAATTGAACATCAATTAGGAGTAATGCCATGGCTTTCGCCGATCCTCAGACCATCACGGTTGTTGGCTCCACTGCTTCGACGCTTCCGCGCGTTGCAAGTGGTGTGAACTCTGGAGCTTTCCAGAACGCCGACAACACCCAGAAGCTTTCGGTTTCCAGTACTTACGGAAAGCGAACGCGTCGGGTGATCCGTGTCGATCTTAACAAGATCGCTGCTGATCCCTTCGTGGCTGGTCAGAACGACAGTGTTTCGATGTCGGCTTATGTCGTCATCGATGTCCCTAAGCAGGGATTCACCGTCGATGAGCAGACGACCGTGGTTGCTGGCCTTGCCAGCTACCTCACGTCTTCCACGAACGCCCAGCTTAAGAAGCTGATTGGTGGCGAGAACTAAGTTCTCGTCCCCAGTCACTATTAGACTAGGCGGATCTGATGGACCAGATAGTTTATCTGATCCTGGGCGCTTCGGTGACCCTCGGTTCTATCTCTCTTCTCGTCGTTAATAACGCGTTGAAGGGGAATCAGAATCGAGGTCGTCACTGAAGTAAGTAAAGCATATGGCTATGGAAGCTCACCCCCAATATGAATGGAGGAGGCTTGAAAAGCCTTATGTTACTCTGCGAGTCAGTTCTCAATGATATTGGGAACTGGTGCGGCACTAGTACCCTGCTTGATCTGAAAACAGTCAAGCAGCGTGTTGAAAATGAGGGGTTATCGTTTTTAACGATAACCTTGGCAAACTTTGGTAAAGACTTCCAAAAAAGTCTCGACCAAGGTTTTGTCAGTCACGACCTTTTTCTCGGTTTTTCGAGAAAAGGCAGTCTCCCCCGATTTCTCGGAGGTTTCTTTGATCTCATTTTCGATCGGCCTAGTGGACGATTGCTTGAAGAACCATCGGTTCACGCGATCCGTGGCATCCGTCAGTTCACACTGATGTTTGCTAAGATCAAAATGGAATGCTCCCCGGATCGTATCCAGGGTGCTTTCGATGAGTTCTTTGAGACTGAACATGCAGTTAAGAAAGCAGACTCTCTGAGGACACCAGAAATGGTTTCTGATTTTCAGAGAGTCTCTTCTTTGGTTTTTCGTGATGTTTTCTCCAAGATGGATCGCGAGATCTACCTTGGGAACATCATTCCAAAGCATGGCCCTGGCACTACTCAGGATGGAACGATTGGTAATCGTAAATTCCTTTGGAGTACTTGGACCGACCGTCTGGAACATTTGTTCCCGGCGAGAGAATTTCTCTCGCCTCGTTACGGCCTCGCTAACAGCGAATGTCTTAACTGGCTGGAGCCCGGAGCTGAGGAACCCGTCAGGGTTATCACAGTTCCTAAAACGTTGAAAACGCCTCGTATTATCGCGATTGAGCCTGTTCACATGCAATATGTGCAGCAGGGTCTTCTCGAGAAATTCGTTGAGTTCATTCATGAGGATGACATCTCATCAATGTTCATCAGTTTCAATGACCAAGAGCCTAATCAGTTCCTGGCGCATGAAGGATCGGTATATTCCGATCTCGCTACATTAGATCTTAGTGCAGCGTCTGACCGCGTTTCCAATCAGCTTGTGCGAGCCATGCTGCATTTGTGGCCTCATCTTTCTGAGGCTGTCGATGCATCACGGTCACGTAAGGCTGACGTTAATGGCAAGGTTATTCGCCTGGCCAAGTTCGCGTCTATGGGTTCAGCTCTTTGCTTTCCTGTGGAGTCTATGGTATTTATTACCATTGCTCTGCTTGGAGTAGAAAAGAAGCTCAATCGCCACTTGACCAGAAAGGACCTTAAGGACCTTTCTGGGGAGGTACGTACTTTCGGTGACGATATTATCGTCCCCGTCAGTTCTGTGCTTGATGTTGTCGACTCTCTCTCAGATTTTGGTCTGAAAGTAAACGTCGGCAAGTCTTACTGGACCGGGAGGTTCAGAGAGTCTTGCGGTAAGGACTACTTTGCTGGGCATGACGTAACACCTGTCAAGCTCCGCACTTTAGTTCCTACACAACGTCAGCATGCTGAAGAGATCATCTCTTTTTCCGCTTTTAGAAACCTGTCAGCTAAGCTGCATTTGGAATCTACTGTGGAATACTGCGATAAGGTTTTGGGATCGTTGATCCCTTACCCTGCAGTAGGAGAGTTCTCTCCGGTGATCGGCAGGCACGTTGATCCAGCCTTTATTAAGGTTGATCGTATGTGCCACAACCTCCAACGCCCTCTTGTCAAGGGTGTTATGGTTGACACCATTATTGGGAAAGATCCCATTGATGGTGATGCCGCTCTCCTCAAGTATTTCTTGAAGAGGGGCCCTGCTCCTCTGTCCAAGGATCACTTGGAGCGTGCAGGCCGTGCCCGTACGGTTCGTACGAAAACGGGATGGTTCTCAGCTCTATGAGTTGAGAAGGGGATTATTCCCCGACCAGAGATAGAGAATTCTATCCCTGAGGGCTAACAGCCCTCCAGAGATGGACTTTCGCTAGCAACTTTTGTTGTTTGGCGCAGTGCATCTCTGG